CTCCTTGACTAATGGCAAATAATGTTGCTGCTTCTACACCACTCATGCGAACTGTAACTCCATAGCTATTCCTAATACTTTTAATGGTAAAGGATCGTTTTGGCTAATAGTAATTGTAGGATTTTTACTATAACCTAAAAAATTAAATTCTTTTTTATCTGTAACTGGACTAATATCTGTACCAGAAGTAAAACCAGCTTGTTGTATTATTAACTCTTTTGAATTTAAATCTTGTGCTTTCATAGTTATATCTAAACCACCAGATATATCTACAATAGCTTTATTAACTCGTCTAGGCTGTCCTGTTAATGGGCCTGTATCTATTTCTTTATCTATTGGCATTGTTTCTAATATAGGAGTAAAATTAAATCCTACTCTAGTTCCAGTTGGAAAAGGAGCAGAAGTTAATGTTATTCTGTTATTACTATCTACTGTAAATTCACCTAAAGATCCATTACCATATACTGCAAATACTTTATCTGTGTTTTCATAAATTGCATTTACTGTATGAACAAATCCTTCTACAATAGTTATTACAGCATTGTCACTAGGACTAACTGCTAAGTTTTGATCTAGTGTTAAATCATATCCAGCAGCAGTTTGTGTAACAGCAGTAATAGTATATTTAGTTGCATTACCAGCAATAGTAAAAGTTTCTTGTATAGCTGGTGCAGAAGTAAATCCATCTACAGATAATGAGTTTTCAGTTTGACTAGCTCCATTTACTAAAGGTGTACCTTTTTGAAATACAGTAGTAGTTGTAGAACAATCAAGAGTTATAGCATCATCATTAGCAAATCTTTCTAAAAAATATACTGTACCAGAAGGTACTACTCTTTTTACTATAACAAATAATTGATCATTTAATGCAGCTATACTATGATATTTATCTCCAGTTTGTGTTTCCCACATAGTCCAACCAGCTATTTTTTCATCACGAATAGAATGAAATAAAGCTAATTTACCATCATCATTAGTTCCACTATTTAAAAAAAAAGCAAATTGTTCTGGTTTAGTTTCATTACCTGTCATCATAGATAATTGTTTTGGTGTATCTATTAAATGAGAAGCTAAGACAGATACACTTGTAGATCTATATGCTTGTTCAATATCTGAAAATACATATTCTCTAATTGCTTTACCATTTTTTTGACTAAACAAAGAAGCTCCATCAAAAGGTATTGGCGCAGCTCTATTACAGCCATAAGGTGTTTGTCGAAGAAATGCTATACTTGCTGGAGTAATTGCAGCAGATTGTGATGATACAGGTACATAATACTCACCACTGTCAGTAAATATTTGTAAGTTACGAGAAGATACAAAGTGTCTTATTTCGTTTACTGTATCACTTGCAATAGCAACATTAATTCCTTCATTAGCTAAACCAGTTCCTAAATCAAAATTAAAATAACCTCCAATTTGACTAGCAATAACAGCAGAAGGTTTATCTCTTACACCTCCAAACCATAATCTATTATCATGGAATGATACTGCCTGGGGGTAACCTCTTTCAGCAGATATTAATTGTTCTTCCCAATCAGAGTGTGGCCCTGTACTTACAGCATCTTCTATAACAGTAACAGTTACTTCAGTAGCACTTGTAAATCCTGTTACTTTAACTTGTTTACCATTTACTCTTAAATATGTTCCATTATGATTTGATGTAAAAGCATCTGCACTAGCAGTAAGAGTTCTTCCTGTACCTGTTGCATGAGAAGATAATGTAACTGTAATTGATGAATCTGCATATTTATAAAATGGTTGTTCACTTTTATTTATACCACCTACTGTTACTGAATCATCTTCTTCAAAACTAAATGCAGATACAGTAAATGTAGAAGCACTTGTTCTTTTTATTTCTCTAATAGAATTATTTCTATGTGTTAAAAATACTGTGTCACCAAACTGTGCAAAATTTAATTCAAATAATTGAGCAGTAGTCCAGTTACAATTAGAAGTTATATTAGATTGTATTACAGCACCAGCATTAGAATAAACATCAAGTCTATTGTTTGATAAAACAAATAAAGCTACTTCATCATTAGAAAATATAAATGGAATTATTCTACATTCTGCTGGCATTGTAGCCATATACTCAGTAGCTGGTCTACGCATTACTCCACCTTCATCTAATAAATACCAATTACGAACTTGTTTACCACCTTCAAAATATGCTTTAGCGTCAGTTCTAGCATTAAGAAGATTATTAATTTCTCCAGCTGAAAAATTGGTATATACTTGTCTTACTTTTCTAGGCATTATCCGACTACAAGTCCACTACGACTGCTTCTTCTTTCTGTTATAAATCTATCAGTAGAAAGTGTTTTAGTAGTAGTTTCTTGTGAGTCAGTATTTTTAGCTATTAGCATTTGTCTTTCACTTAGTTGATCAAACTCTCTTACTAAAGCTGCGTCTCTTGCTACTGATCCACCAAAAATACTAGCTAGTTTATATTCTATTGCTAATCTAAAATGAGGAGGAAATTGATCTTCACTTTGTCTAAAAATATAATCCATAATTACTGTGCTTTGAGATCCAAAACCATCTAAATAAATTTTATCTTCGTATCTATTATACTGTATTAATGCATCATTAACTGTAACTGCTAATATTTTTAAACATTCAGGATTAGCTGGTATTTGATATGCATATTCAAATCTACCAGTAGGAGAATCTGCTAATAAAGATAATTGTTGTTGTCCTGTTGCAAATCTCCAATTATGTCTAGTTAAACTAGATTCAATAATTTCTTCGTATATTGTGTTAGTTACGTTAGCTTCTGTTGTTCCATCAGTAAATGAAGCAATAGGATTTGCTCCTATCATTACTAATGCTCTTGAAGCTATATCTACTTTGGTTACTGCCATACATTAATATCTTGGTATATTTAAAGATAAGTTTTTTCCAGCAATATTATAAATACCATATTTATTTGCTAAATACATACTTTGTTCTTTAAATTCTTGTTTTCTTTTTTGTGGATCATCAGATAAAACAATACTATCAAGTATAGCTAATCTAGTTCTTATATCATCTACTGCTTTTGGAC